CCTCAATAAGCCACTATCGGCTTGAATCGGATGAGAACAAGTCATGACGGCTGAAAACGTCTTAGATGGGCTGCAAACGGCTGAGGTAGGGGTAACAGAAGTAAGATATGGCTCTCAAACGCCTAGAATCCGCTCTAAGCCTAGCGATTTGCCTACTAGGGGCGATGAGATGATTCAGTTCTGCATCGATATCGGCTTTCCTTTGCTTCCGTGGCAGCAGGAACTAGCCCGAGACTGCTTACGCTACAAGGCAGACGGTCGCTGGTTACACCCTTTAATTGGCATCATGCTTCCACGCCAGCAGGGTAAAAGTACGTTTATGGCGCTTCGTATTCTTTTTGGAATTTATGTTTTGGGCGAAAAGATGCACCTGGCAACCGCCCACAAGTTAACTACATCTAGCGAAATCTTCTATAAGGTAAGCCAGATTATCGAAGACTCTCAATTACTGCTAGATAACTTTGCCAAGAAGTACGAGTCCAAGGGTTCTCAGGAGATTAGATTTAAGAATAAGGCTCGTTACCTAATTAGAGCCGGTAACTCGGCCGCTCGAGGCATTGCAGCGCCGGATGTAATTCATATTGACGAACTTCGTGAGTTCGACACCGAAGATGTCTGGTCATCTATGCGATTTACCCAAATGTCGAACCCTAACCCGCAGGCATACGTCTATTCTAACGCAGGCCATGCTAACTCGGTCCTACTTCATAAGTTTAGAGAACGTGGGATGGCTGCGGCTGAAGGTGCAGACGATTCTATAGGCTGGTTTGAGTGGAGCGCTGAGCCGGGCGCGGATATAACCGACAAAGAAGCCTGGTATCAAAGTAACCCGTCCCTTGGCTACACAGTCCACGAAGATAACATTAAGGACAGCCTTACAGACCGTGAGGATATCTTTAGAACCGAAATTCTTTGCCAGTTCGTTTCGATGATTAACCCGGTTATTTCTGAAGCCGAATGGAAGAAGTGCAAGGTCGATAACTTACCACAATTAGACGTCGAGCAGGATACCTGGATGGCTATTGATTTAAGCCCGGATAGAAAACACGCGTCGCTCGTTGCAGGCCAAAGAATTAGCCAGGATAAGTTTATGGTTAGCCTTCTTCATACTTGGTTTAACCCAGTTAACCTAGACGATAAGGAAATGGCTAACGATATTGCTTACTGGGTTCGCAAGTTTCCAGTTAACGCCGTTGCCTACAGCAAGTCGACGGCTTCAGCAGTTGCAGCGCGTCTAGCGCCTGCCGGAATCCCTATCCATGAAATTACAGGTCAGGAATACCAGCAGAGTTGCGACGAATTCGTTTCGGCAGTTTCTAGCCTTCGTCTGGCGCACTCGGACCAGGAAGAATTGACCAAACAAGTTCTTAGCGCCGTTAAATTAACTCGAGGCGATGGTGGTTGGGTTATGGGACGTAAGGCTTCGGGTATAGTCTGCGGTGCAGTAGCGGCTGCAATGGTTACTCACTTTGCGACACGCGCTGAATCTGAAGTAGACATACAGATAGGATAATGTCTAGACAATAGCGTATAATATGTCCAATGGGAATCCGGGACATCTTTACATCATCTAAGCCAGCAGTCGAGATTACAGTCGACGCCGCTTCAACCCCTGCGCCGTTTAATAACACGGCTTCATTTAATCCTTTCGTATTTACTCAATCAGTTGCAAGCCGCCAGCAAGCGATGGCAGTTCCAACTATCGCTCGCGCCCGTAACATTATCTGCTCGACTTTGGCTGCATTGCCATTAGAGCAGTATTCAAAAGTTAACGGCTCGCATATGCCGACTCCGGCAGTCATCAACCAGCCAGACCCACGCGTCCCTGGTTCTGCTATTTATGCATGGCTCGCAGAAGACCTTTTGTTTCATGGGGTTGGGTATGGTCAGGTTTTAGAGCAGTATGGGGACACAGGAAGAGTCCGCGCATGGACTCGCGTTGCCCCAGACCGCGTAACCACAAAATTAAATCATCTTCAAACTGAAATCGTTGGCTATCAAGTCGACGGCTCAGTAGTTCCAGTTCAAGGCGTAGGTTCTCTTGTAGTATTTTACGGACTAGACGAAGGATTACTTAACCGAGCAGGCCGCACAATTCGCGCCGCTCATGCACTTGAGCAAGCAGCAGAAACTTTCGCTAAAGAGCCAGTCCCGCTACAAGTTCTAAAGTCTAACGGCACAAATCTTCCGGCAGAACGTATCTCTAAACTTCTTGAGTCATGGAGAACTGCTCGCCTTACTAAATCTACTGCGTTTCTAAATGCAGACGTTGAATTGCAGGCATTGGGTATAGACCCAGCCAAATTGCAACTGAACGAGGCTCGTCAATATGTTGCGCTCGAGTTAGCCCGCGCCTGCAACCTTCCTGCTTACTTTGTCAGCGCTGAAGCGTCGAGCATGACCTACTCCAACAGCGTTTCGGAGCGTCGTTCTCTTATCGACTTCTCTATGAAGCCAATTCTTGCAAGTATCGAACAGCGTTTATCTATGCCGGACTTCTGCCCGTCAACTGGCGAGATTCGTTTTAGCCTAGATGAATTCCTGCGCTCAGATGCGTTACAACGCGCTCAAGTATATGAAATTCTTAATCGCATCGGTGCTATGAGTGTCGAGCAGATTAGAGAAGAAGAAGACCTTATCGACAACAAGGAGAACTCATGAAGATAACCATGCCCTACGCCATTACGGCGGCGGATGCAGAGTCTCGCATTATTGCAGGCCGTATCGTTTCATGGAACGCTGAAGGTAGCACCTCAGCAGGCCGCACTATGTTCAAAGAAGATTCAATCACAATGGCTAAGAACATTAAACTGGTTCTACAGCATGACGTTACTCGTCCGCTTGGAAAATTAGTTTCGTTCGAAAAAGATGCCACGGGCATCACAGCAGAATTTCGTATCGCCAAGACAACAGCCGGTAATGATGCGCTTGAAGAAGCAGCAACTGGACTGCGTTCTGATTTTAGCGTGGGTGTAGATGTTGCAGAATGGGATAACGAAGATGGCGTTATGGCTATCAGCGCATCCAATCTAATCGAGGTCAGTTTGGTCACAGACGGAGCAATACCCGGAGCCGAAGTCGAAAAAGTCGCGGCTGAGGACACACAAGTTTCTGAGACAACTCAGGAAGAAACACAATCAACCAATGAAGGAGAACAAGTGTCAGACACTACCGTTCCAGAAGTTGCTCCTGCCGCAGAAACGGTAGAGGCTGCAAAGGTTGAAGTTAAGGCTGCAACAGCACCTTACATTTCAACTACAGTTCGTAATCCAATCGTTGATAAGGCTTCTTATCTCGAGCACTCAGTCCGCGCTCAATTAGGCAACGACACATCAAAGATGTACGTTGCAGCAGCAGCAGACACAACAGACAACGCTGGTCTAGTACCAACACGTCAGTTAACAGAAGTCATTAACGGCATCTCAAACGCAGACCGCCCAATTATTGACTCAATCTCTCGCGGAGCACTACCGGATGCTGGTATGACTTTCGAGATTCCTAAGATTACAGTTGCTCCAACAGTTGCAGTAGCATCTGAAGCAGGAACACCATCAAACACAGATATGAACTCAGCATTTGTATCAGTTGACGTTAAGAAGTACATCGGCCAGCAAGTATTCAGCCTTGAAATTCTTGACCGCTCATCACCTGCGTTTTTCAATGAACTCGTTCGTCAGATGGAATTTGCATACGCAAAGGCAACAGATGTTGCAGTAGGAACCGCGCTAATTGCAGGCGGAACAGACGGCGGAAACCGCGCAGCATTTACAACAGGTGCTCTAGTATCTGACTTTGTATCAGATGCAGCAGTTTCAATCTACAAGGGAACTCTTGGGTTCGCTCAGAACATCATCGTATCTCCAGAACAATGGGGCGCTCTTATGGGCTTGGTCGATTCTTCAAATCGTCCAATCTTCCAACAGACAATTAATCCACAGAACGCTGGCGGAACATTAACCGCAACAGCAATCCGTGGAAATCTTCTTGGTCTAAACCTTCGCGTTTCGACTGCACTTACAGATGGTTCAGGTCTTGGTGATAACACAGCAATTATCGTTAACCCAGATGCTTACACATGGTACGAGTCACCACGTCTATCACTTCAGACAAACGTGATTTCTTCAGGCCAGGTACAGGTTGCTTACTACGGTTATGGCGCAGTTGCGACAAAACTCGGCGCAGGCGCTTACCGATTCATGGTTGCATAACCAAAACTAATCATGGGGGGGTTGCTGCTCCCGGTGGCCCCCCCAGTCGTTTAATAGAGAGGATGTAGAGATGGCTTCAATCGTTACAGTTGCAGAACTAAGGTCTAT